GCAGGCCGCCGATCAGGCCGGTGCCTGCCGTAAGCATCTGCGGGATAAAGCCCGCGAGCATCTCAATGCCCTGGGCGATGATATTGCCGAGAGCCTCGCCGAGGCCCGCAGCTCCTCCGGTCTGGATCCCGGTGGTGATCTGCTCCATCGCAGAGGATCCGAAGGTGACGAAGTCCCTCAGCGCCGGAGTGACCGCGTCAGAGATCGCGATCTTGACGCCCTCCAGTGCTGACTTAAAAAGCGTAATATCACCGGACAGGTTGTCCAGCTGCGTGTCAGCCATTGCCTGCGCGGCTCCGGTGGTAGAGTCAAAAGCGGCCTGCAGGCCGTCCAGATCTCCGCCCATAGCGTTGACGATATCGTCAAACATGACGCCGTCATCGGATGCGATCGCGAGATCCTCCGCGAACTGCCCCGCATTGCCTCCGGAAGTGTCCAGCGCCATGGCGAACTCGTCCGCGGTGATGCCGAGCTCGGACAGCCTCGTCTGCATACTCTCGAGGCTCAGGCCCATCGGCTCCAGCTGCGTGTCGAGGGCTGCCGTAGTGTACCAGGCGCCATCAATCGACTGCGCCAGCTCGTCCCACCGCTCGCTGGACGTTGCCAGGAGGGCGTTGATCGAGGCCAGATCGGTCTTGTTGAACATGGACGAGAGCATCTGCGTGCGCTCTTCCGTGCTCATTCCGTCCATCGCCGCCGCCAGATCGCCAAAGGTATCCTGCAGCGGTCTGAGGGATCCGTCCGCATTGTAGGCATTAAAGCCGAGGGCCTCCATCGCTGCGGCTGCGTCCTCGCTCTTGGGGGTGAGCGAGAGCAGGATATTGCGCAGGTGCGTGCCGGCCTCGGATCCTTTGATGCCGTTGTCGGCGAGGATGCCCAGAGCCGTCGACAGCTCTGTAGTGCCTCCGGAGAGGTCCTTCGCCGTGCCGCCGATCGTGAGAATCGCATCGCCCAGCTGCTCGACCGATGTGTTGGACCTGGATGACGCCCGAGCCATCTTGTCGACCATCTGGCTCGTCTCGTCGATGGAAAGACCGAGGGCGGAGGATGCGTCTGTGATCATGTCAGAGGCGCGTGCCAGGTCCATGCCGCCGGCTGCGGCAAGGTTGAGGACGTTCGGCAACATCTCCATCGAGGTCTGGACGTCGTAGCCCGCGAGGGCCATGTAGTTGAGGGCATCCGCGGACTCTTTGGCGCTAAACGCCGTATGAGCGCCCATCTCCTGGGCGTACTCTCTCAGGTTACCGGAGAACGTTCCCCAGGCAAGGTCAACCGTGCCGACGCTGTCGGCCATCTCGTCCATCGTGAGGCCCATTGTGGCCGCCACCTGGGACATCGACGCATCGAAGTCCATGCCGGTGCTGATCGCATCGGTGACCATCTTCCCGATGCCTGCGGCCGCCACGACACCGGACAGTGTTTTTATAAGATTGCCGCCGAGCAGGCCGCCGGCGGATGTGCCGGCGCTCGAAGCCTCTCCGCCGATCAGCGAGGAGATGGATCCCGAGATGCCCTGGGCAGACGGTACGATTTGCACATATGCTTTTCCAAGGTCAGGCATTTCTCTCTATCCTCTCCAGTAACATTTTGCGGGCCGCTTCGAAGGCTGCGCCCGAATCGAACTTTGCAAGATCATCTTTTTCGCGCCTCTCCCCAAACAGGAGCGGCGTCAGAGGATCCGGCCGGCCCTTTCCCTTGGCTGCGTCCTTGGTCTTTGACCACTGCAGCCAGATCACTCCGTCGAGGATCCTCGTCAGGAGGACGAGCATCGGATCCGCTTTGGCACCAGACAGCGCCATCTGCGTCCTGGATCTCTCCCCCAGACCTAAGGCGAGCACCGCGGCCTGATCCGGCTGCAGTGCCCGTATGTCATAAATGTGATATGTCTCTGCGAAGTCGCAGGTTAATGCATCCGGATGCCTCGCCAGAAGGTAGGCGAGGAGCGTCAGTTTTTTACTGCCCGCCCCCGGACCGCTGCGACGATCTCCTTATACTCGGCAATCATCGCCTCAGCTCCGACTGTAGCCTGCCCCTTGGCGAGGTACTTCGCCAGGCGCTGCGTCTGGTCCTTGCCCAGGACGAGCTCGACCAGATCGATAACCGCAGCCGCAGCCTTGGCCTGGTCATCGACCTGGACGTCCCGGAGCTTCGCGACGAACTGCCAGGAGCTGAGGATCTCGTCGTTGACAGCGTAGTGAAAGCCGGATTTAGTAGTGCCCTTTACGATCATCGTCTACCTCCTTGTCTGCCGCTTATGCCGCAGGCTTAACGATGTACTCGTAGTGAGTGTTGCCCTGCGCGTCAGGCAGGCAGGAGACGGTCGTCTCGTATCCGATCGCCTCGTCGTCCTTATAGACGACTTCGCCGACCTCGCTGACTTTGCAGTTCGGGAGGACGATCCTCTTGAGGACGCCGCCCTGCAGGATCATGTCGATGACGAGCTCCTGGTAGTCCAGGTCCTTGGCGTTCGCCTTGATGGTGATGCCAGCCGCGAGCGTGCCGGTCACGTTGGCGTTGCCGTAGACCATCTTGAGGACTTCCAGATTCATAATCTCGATCAGGGTGAACGTGAAGGTGTCCTCCTTGGAGGTCACGATGTTGAGCACCGTGTCGCCGCCCCAGGCCTTAATGTCCTCGGACTCGGGTGTGTTGTTGTTAGTGACGCCATCCTCGGACACATATCCGAGAGCCGCGAAGGCGGCGTCCAGCGCTGTGGTTGCATCTGTCGGGAGAGTCGAGCCGATCGGAGCCCTGGAGATGGCTCCGGCGATGGCGGGCTTGCCGGCGGATACATTTGCAACTGTGTTAGCCATGTTTGTATCTCCTTAATAATGTGTGACATCGAATACAGACTGAAAGCGCATCTGCTCCGAGTCGGGATCTGTAAAGTTGTAAGAGGAGTTAAGCCGGACCGCTGTGATGCCGTCCAGCTGCACCGCGTCAAGCATCGCCTGGCGCGCATCCTCATCCAGCGCCGCCGCTTCAATCAGCGTCTCTGCGTTGGACTGGACCGCGAAGGTCGTAGTGTAAATATGATTTTCCAGGGACATCCCGGTCCGCTCGACCGTCACGAAGCGCTTCGGCTTTTTGACCGGCACCTGTGCCGATACCGGGACCGGGCGGAGGGCGTCAGATAAATGCTGTATTAAAATCGCGTCGATCATGATCATCCTCCGAGCGCTTTGAGCAGAGTGTTATGCTTGAGGTTGTCGCGCCGGGCCTTGAAGGTCGCGGCGTGCACGCTCGCATTAACTCGGGTTTTGCCCGTGTAGGTGTCGACCGTGTAGCCCTCACCGCAGCGGCCCTGGACCTGGTCAGCATACTGCTTGCAGATCCCAGCCATCTCGGCGCTCTGGAGGAGCTCCCGGACGCCGGCAGAGTTGAGCTCAAATTTCACCTTACTCATAGCGTTTAACCCTGATGTTGTGTTTCCAGCGCAGTGGGATGTTGGCGTCGATGCCCCGGATGATGTCGCCATAGGTCTGATACATCTCCCCGAAGATCTCCACCCGGCTGTCGAGCCAGTTGTGAGTGTCTCCGTAAGGGATGCCGAGAACATACTCGTCATGTACGCCGGCGAGCTGGACCGTGCTGTTGTCCTCGTCAGACGTGGCCGAGCCAACCAGGACGTCGTCGATCTCGACAGGCACCTCCTGGATGACCGGCACGCCGAAGTCGTCCACGCCGATCTGCTGCCGCTCGTATAAAATTACTTTCGTTCCGTGCAGCGCCATACTTCCACCGCTTCCACTTTCTGCCTCAGGATCCCGAGCCTCTTGAGGTCGTTCTTCATGATGCACCCGGCGATTCCGCCGCCGGGGATCGCGTAGGAGCCGCTCCAGGAGTAGCCGAGGCCGCTCTGGGACTCCTGACTGTAAACGTCGCCGGTCGTGCTCTGCCTGATCGCCCTGCCGACGATGTCCACCGTCACCAACTTGGCGACGCTTGCGAGGCTCTCGGATGCCTCGATCATCGCGTCCAGATCCTTCCCCGCGTCGACAGCGTACTGCCGCAGCGCGTCGCAGATCAGCGGAAGCATCGCCTCCGCTTTGACCTGCTCCGATGCGCTTAATGGCCGGAAAAGCACCTGGACGTCGTCGATGGTGGCGTAGTTACTTGCCACGCTTCGCCGCCGTTTTCTTCTTGGGCGCCTCGTCTGCAGGCTTCTCAGCCTTCTCAGGCAGGACGTTGACGGGCTCCCAGTTCTCTCCGGCGCATGGTGTCGGTGATTCGATCACCGCGCCGGTCGTCTTGTGCTTGTATAAATACATTTAGGATCACCTCCTAAAAAGGAGGGAGGGCGCAGGACCCTCCGCTCTTATGTGGTTGCGATGATGCGCGCAAACGCAGTCGGGTCGAGGATGGTCCAGCCGATGTATGCCTCGCCTCTGAGGTATACCTGGTTATGACCCTTGAGGTCGCCGGCTTCGCTGTTGTCCGGGTTGCCGTACTCAATGACCTCGATCGGCATCTGACGGCTGTAGCCCCAGCGGAAGAAGTCGCGGAAGTTTCCGACGATGCCGCGGTCCGCGCCGCTGTTAAAGCTGACCGTGCTGTTGGAATCGACCGGCAGGCCGTTGATCACGCCGGGATTTGCGCCCCATGCGAGCTCGGGGAACATGAGCTCGTTGGAGCTTGTGCCCTTCTTGAGGCCGGCCAGCGCGGACTTGAGAGCCGGAGCCATAGCCAGGCCGGTGACCTCGTGCTCATTGCCCTCGACCAGGCCGATCGCTGCCGCGATGTTGTCCTGAGGAGTAGCTGCGGCGAAGTTGACGGTCTGGGTGACCAGGCTGTCGAAGTGATTCGTGCCGATGGTGGCCGTCGCTGCGGTCCTGCTGCGAGGATCCAGACCATGGAAGGCCATGATGTCGAGGCCTCTCGCGACCTTGGCAGCCATGCCCTCCGCGAAAGAACGGAGATACGGCAGACGAGCCTCATCTGCTGCGAAGCGGAACTCGTCAGAAACTCTCATGCCGTATTCAACCTTAATCGGGCTGACGGCCTTGGAGCCGATCGTGCCGCCGCCGTTGGACTTGGCTGCGTTTTCTGCGACGATGCTGATTTCGTTGTCGAAGTTGAAGGTGAAAATCGTCTCGCCATTGAACGGGATCGGAGTCGCTCCGCAGAACTTAGCGAGGGAGGACTTGCCTCTGACCAGGTTGATCATCTCGTCCACGAGGACGGGAGGGAAAAGTGTGCCTTTGGTTAAAGTTGTACCCATGTTTTAAATCTCCTTATTACTGCGAGAGCTGTCCGAGGAGTGCCATATAGGCCTCATCGTTGGCGGCTCCCTTACTGCCGGAAGATGTAAACGCGCCGAAGGGCGTCTCTGTGGACCGCATCGGCGGGGCCGTGTGCGGTGTCATATAAGCCGCGAAGTTTTCCGCGTCGGCGGTCAGCTCCTCCTCGGTGTCTCCGATCAGGCGCTCCGCCAGCTCCAGGGCGATGCCCTTGCTATGCGCGACCCGCTGCTTGAGCAGGCTCTTCTCGGCTGCGGTTGCGCGATCCGTCAGGGCCTTGACCGTCTCGTCCACCGTTGCGGCCTTTTCCTGGGCCTTGGTGAGCTTATCGGTGAGGTCGCGGATCTGATCGGCGTTCTTGCCGTCGAGCTCCTTCCGGAGCTCCTCGACCGCCTCGGGCGAGAGGTAGTTCTTGTAAAGCTCCTTAACCTCCCGCTCCTTCTGCTCGAGCCGCTTTTTAATTGCTGCGTCAAAATCTTCCTGGTTTTCGATTGGTGTAAATGTCATTGTTTTGCCTCCTCTTTTACCGTGAGTTAACGTTATTTAGGCGTTATTACTATTGATCGGGCGGATGCCCATTAATAGCTGACTGATTGCCTCTTGCGCGGCTTGGTAGTCGCGCAGAGCCAAAACGCAAGGACCGCGGACTCCATGATCGTGATGTCCTGGTCATCTGTGAGGGTTTTAAAGCCGTAGCCGCCCCGGGATCCGATCGGACGGTGCTCGCAGTTGGTGACCACTGCGGCCAGCTCCGGCTGCCCGGAGTGCTCGAGCGTTCCCTGCGCGATTGCCGTTTCGAACAGGCTCGAGCTCTCGATGACCTCGGAGACTGCCGGCAGCGTCGGGTTTTTGACACCCTTGTCCCGCAGCTCCTCGACCAGTGTCTTCTGGCCGCTCGCTCCGTCGATGACCACGCCCTTCCGGTGAGGGTTGAGGATGTAGTCGATGATCCAGCTGTTCCCGAAGCGTGTCGGCGCCTGGTCGATCGCCTCGACGAAGATCTTCCCGTCCGTCGTCCGGGCCGCGACGCTGATCGCGACCTTGACGCCGTCCTGGCTGTATTTGATGCCGAAAAAGCGATCAGGCAGCAGCTCCGGAGCATCCACCTGCAGCGCTTCCCACTCTGCGGGAGTGATGCAAGCGTTGCGCTTGTAGGAGAGCCAGAGGCCCAGGCGCTGGATCGCGAAGTCGATCTCACCGTTGGCCAGCTCCGCGCGGATGTTGCGCTCCGTCAGGATGTAGCCGAGGCTCGGGTTGTATCGATACCAGAGCCGAGTGTCCGCGACGTTGTCGGGCATCTCTGGGATGGACCACTCAGCCCAGCCGGTCTCGTCCGCGGTGCCGTCGATGACGGACTGCCGGAGCCTCTGGAAGACGTCGCCGCCGGAGGTCGCCGTGGGAGGCGTCCCGGTGATGATCGTCTGCGGGTTCTTCGAGGCCGTGACCGTGTAGCTCAGGGCGCTCGCCTGCTTGGAGGTGTATTCCTGCGCCTCATCGATCACGAGCAGATCGAAGCCCTCGCCCAGGCCGCCGTTGTTCGTCCTGGTGCGAAAGTCGATGATCCCGCCGCCGCTGATCTCGATATGCTCGAGGCCATACTGTTTGGACGCAAAAAAGGAGCGCTCCGGCATCTCTTTCTGTTTCCGGCTGTGCTCCTCGTATCCTGCCTTTTTCAGCAGGGCATAAAGACGGTTAAAAGCATCGTGCGATGTGGTCGTGCGGTGTGCGGTGTGGCAGATCTTCTCGTTGTTTTTGATGATCCCCCAGAACTCCCGCGCCGCCAGGATCTCACCCTTGCCGTTACGACGGGAGACGCAGAGCCCATATTCGATGTAGTGCCAGATGCCGGAGGCACCCGATCGCATGATCGCCTTGACCTGCTTCCCCTGCCACGGCAGGAGCTCCTGACCCGTCGATCTGTAAAGGTCGATTGCATCCTGTCCTTGCGTACGATATTTAGTTGTTGGGACGTTGGTAAAAGAGGGTGACTGCTTACCAGTCTTTACCATCTCTTACCTCCGTTTGAGCGCCTCCCGGCGCTGTCTGGCAGCTTCTCGTTCTGCCTCTGCTCTCGCAAGGTTCTCCTCGCGGATCTCTCTCGGTGTCGTGTCGGGTCCTCTTGCGCTTTTCATTCTTTCGATCTGCTCCTCCGATAATTCCCAAGATCGTTTACTCCAGACCGACTGCGCCCGCCGCCCGCTCGTGTAGGTCACGGAGCAGCGACAGAACTCATGCCGGGCATAGACATCATCAGGCTCGGATCCATAGCGCCAGGATCCGGCGAGATCCGCGCACCATCTGCAAGCGCCGGCCTCTGCCGTCCTCTGGATCCGGGCATCAAGCCCGGACTGGTTGCGGAATTGGGCATTTCTGTCGACGTAGTCGTCGAAGAAGGCCTCCGCGTTGTTGACGATCGGCTCGCCGAGCCACTTGACCGCCTCCTCGAAGTCATAGGTCTCGGTCATCTTGTTGACCAGGTCATCGATCCGGTCCCGCGGGAAGTCCGCCCGGACGGATCCGAGCTTTATCTTCGCGGCCCTGTCGACGATCTGCTGGATCATCTCCGCCTGATCGTTGACCAGCCCATAGCAATCCTCCAGGAGCGGCGTCACTGTCCGCTCGGCGATATTACGCCAGAGGGTGCCATAGGGCAGGTTTTCCACGGTCAGGACGGACCGGAGCGCGTCGCTCGCGGCCTCTCCGACGATCGCCGAGTAGGCATGAGCCTCTTCCAGCGTCGCGGTGCCCTCGCGGATCATGCGGCTGATCGC